ACGACAGGAGCAAACAAACAAACGACAACAGGAGGATTAAAACAAATAACTTAAATTATGGCAAACGAAATACATAACTACCCAATAAGCACGGCGTTAATTGGCGATTTAGATTATTACGACACAGACCGTTGGAACGGCACGGCTTACGAAAGCGCAAAAATTCAGGGAGTGGATTTAAAAAACGAATTAAAAACTTTTTTAGCAAAAGATAAAGGCGCTTTTTACGACACAGTTACTCAAATAGCACCGGCAATAAATACGCCCGTAGCTATGAATTTAAACACGTCAGAAGCCTTCAATACAGGCGTTACGGTTGTTAATGATGGTTTAGGAAACCCAACAAAAATAACGGTTGCGAAAACGGGCGTTTATGATTTACAATTTTCGGCACAAATTGAAAGGGGTTCGGGAGGTTCGGCAAAACAAATTTCTATTTGGTTGCGTAAAATGGGCGTAGATATTGCTAATTCAAATACTCATTTAACAGTCGTTTCCAATAGCGGGCGATTGGTTGCCGCGTGGAATTTTTTAGTAGATTTAACGGCGGGCGAAAACGTTCAAATCATGTATTCAGTTTCGGATTTATCGATTGAATTAAAATACCAAACAAACGATTTATTAGTTCCGCATCCTGCAACGCCGTCCGTAATTGTAACAATGAATGAAATTTAAAATATGTGCGATTGTATAAAAATAACGATAACTAACGGTCCCGATATTCAGGAACTGAATTTACAAACGGATAGTATTGTAAACGGTCAAAATTCTTATTTTTTTACGTGGAACAGTGTAGATTTTCGACTATATTACGATCCAATTACGCTTGCGTGGTATATTGGCACTTTGCCCGATTATACAAATCCTTTAAATTGGGTTGCATCCTTAGACACGTCAAGCACTTGCCCCGATTCAGTAGGTTTATCGTTAGTTTGGTTTTCGTTTTTTGGCATAGTTCAATATTCAACGGAAGAAATAGACTGTTTAACGTGTGGGGTTGAAGACCGTTTTTTTCGTGAATATTCGGCAATTACTTTGCCAACGGATTTTGTCGAACAGGATCGAGGCGCAGATGATTGTTGTTGTGAATATTTAGTTTTGGGAGACGCAAGCGCGGACACGTGGAAGAACGATAAAACGAGCGCATGGATTAAGTTAAGCGCTCCGACAGATATATTTACATTCGCGCTATATAAAAACGGCGTTATAACGTCTTATTTGCCCTCAGCGGTGGCGTTTCCAAGCGAGCCTAACGCATATTATACAACAATTAGTTGGATTGATGTTTTAAACAGCGACGGCGTAGGTTGTTATGAGTTAAAAATTGATTACGATATTTCGGGCGTTATTGGTTCAATTAGTTGGGGCAAATATAATTTAAAACCTTATTCAGTAGCCAACGCTTTAGGAACGGCACGGGTTCGCGCGTTGTTTAATGGAATACAGGAAAACGAAGGGATAAATTTTACAAATTCCAACGTGGATTATTCGTTTAGATTTGCGGGTTTTATTGGTTCTCAGCAACCAAACACGGAAACGGATAATATTATTTATGGTAACAGGGAAATGAAGCGCGTAATTCGTGAAAATTTAAACACTTACGAAATAAATACGGATCCCTTAACGGAGTGTTTTATACGTCCTTTAATGACCTTGTTTTTACTCAGTGAAAATGAATTATTTATTTCGGATTATAACGTTTTCAATCACAGTTACCGTTATTTAGATTTGCCTGTTATTGTAAACGAAAGCGCAGAAATTGAATACTATGATTTTAGCAGAAAAGCCAAATTAAAATGTAAAGTAGAGGATAAATTTAAGAACAAAAGAACATATTACTAACGATTAAAAAAAGAAAAATGATTAAAAGACAAAATTTTACGATTAACAAAGTTGGAAATTACTTTACAATTCAGATTGATAACTACGTTTTAATTCCTGTTGAGGGCGAAACAATTACACCGGCTTTAAAATTTGAAGCGCGGGCGGATAATATGTTTGTGAGTTCAATTAATTTATTAACTACTGAAGTCGTTCAACAGGGTTTTAGGTTACAATGTCAATTTCCGTTCAGATCCGTTTTTTTAAACGAATATTTTACTTATGTTGAGGATGGCGAAACCTACAAAGAACTAAATGTATTTTTGATTGACGGCGAAGAATTAACAATGTCAACGGCTTTTGATTACTTTTTAAATTTAAGATAATGAAGAGTATTGAACAATTCGGCGATTTATTAGCTATGGGTATCGGAATGTTTGGAGCGCTGATAAAAGGACTTAAAAACAAGTTAACCGGAACGACCGTTATTTTAGGCATGTTAATAGCGGGAATTTTAACGTTTTCAGTTACCGGAATAATCGAGGTTTTTTACAAAGATTTAAGCCCAAAAATTGTAATTTTAATTTCCTTTTGTGTTGGGTGGATGGCAAACGAAATAACCGAAAAATTGGATTTATTAGTTGGGGACGTTTACGGCATTTTTATCGATTGGCTTAGAAATAAATTTAAAAATAAAAAATAATGAGAAAATCTTTATTTATTGGAATTTTATTCGTATGGAGTTTCAGTTATTCAGCAACGGGCGACACGGTAAGCGTGGACACTTTGAAAAATCACAATATTAAAGTAATTGACGAAAACGTAATTATAACGGATAGTGTTTTTATTTCAATAGTAACAGAAAAAACAAAAGAAATAGAAAAATCAATCGAAAATAAAGATTATTCAAAATTTATCGTTTCGGCGCTCATCTTATTATTCGCAATTATAGCAATTTTAAAACGTAAAAAAAATGGTTAAAAAATACACGGACTCGCAGTTACTTAATAAAGTAAAAACGCTTGCAAGTTTTAAAAGTTTTCCAACGGATTATTGGATTCTCGGCGTTCAAAGTTTGGACGATGTTTTTAATACTTTTGACGACAAATTTTATTTGTTCAAAGGACAGGAATTTATTTTAATGAGTTCAGGAACGACAAACGCGGGCGTAAATGGATTAATGAAATATAATACTTATAATCCGACAGGCGTAGCAGTTATAAAAACTAACGAATGGTATTACGACGTTTGGAAATATGGATTGCATAGGGGCAAAATGAGGGCTTTAAGACAGTCAAAACCTTTTTTAATAAGTAGGGACGGCGACAAAGATAAAAGTATCGAGGAAGGCGTTAGTTTGCCTGTAATGTGCGGTATTAATTTTCATGCGAATACCTACGCTTTAAAACAAACGGAGGTTAAACAAATAATTGGCGCGTGGTCGTTAGGATGTCAAGTAATTAATGATCTAGAAAAATATTATAAATTTATTGATTTGCTTCAACCTCAAAAAATCGTTACTTATTGTTTAATCAAAGAATTTTAACGTACTTTTACAAAAGTTTTTAGTTTTAAACCCGCGGTTATTGGTTAACGCGGGTTTTTTTTGTCTAAAATAGCTGAAAATATCGTTTCCTTATTTAGAATGATTATAAATTACACTTTTTTTTATTCCTGAAACGTAGCAAAATCAAGGGTTTTAAAAAAAAGATTAAAAAAAGTTTCTTTTTATAGTTGTTATATTAAATTTAAGTATTAATTTTACCATATAACAAAACGAAACAATTATTATTAACCTTTAAAAACTAGAAATTATGAACATGAGTTATTGCAGATTTCAAAACACTTTACAAGATTTAATCGATTGCGATGATAATTTACCACAAGGTGATTTATCCAACGCGGAGGCGCAAGCGTTTGCGGAGTTAGTCGAGTTATGCAAGGCAATTGCAAGTAAGTACGAGGATCACGATTATTTAGAATTAATCGATGAGGCAAAAGAAGTTTATTAACCTTTAAAAACTAAACGATGAACCAACAAGAAATGATTAAAGAAATTTTAGCTTACGAACAGGAGTTAAAATACAATTACAAAGAAAACAGCGAGGCGTTCGGGTTTTCAGATGACAGTACACAAAGGGCGTTTTCAAAGTGGGACGTTATGGACGAATTATTAACACGTTTAAATTTAACAAAATGAAAATTGAAAACCTAGAATTTACAGATCAAAATAATTTGTGTTACGGAGAAATAAAAAACGACGTTGAATTATGTTTGTTTTTTAATTGGGAGTTTAATACATTTAACTACGTTACTAACGAGGCAACGATAAGCGTAAACGCCTACGATTGCGAACAATGGATTAACGGCGTTAGGAGCGCTTATATTCCAACAGTTGAGGAAATGAACGAAGTTAAACAAGCGATTGAAAATGTAGTTTTTCAGGATCTAAACGGATACGGAATTACTGAATTTATAGAAAGTCAAGAAATTAATTTTAACGAATATTAAAAAATAAGAAAATGAGTAAAAAAACTAAAATACAGGAAAACGAATTTACGCCAATTAAACCTAATATTATGGCTTGCGTTAGATGGTGGCGAAGTCAATCAGTAAAGGAAGACAAAGGCGGTAATTTCAATATAAATTTATATTTGGATTATCTGAGCGAGCAGAATTTTAACGAAATTAATACAGGCGTAAAATGAAACGATTTAAAATTACTTACAATTACTTTGAGAACGGAAAAAAGCGTTTAGGAGTTCGGATTTTGGAAGCGTACGACCGCGACCATGCGATAATAAAAATGGATTTATACAGACCACTAATTTTAAAAGTTGAAACACTATGAAAAAAGCGAATAATTTTATTTTCAATTTTGATAATAAAACAGTAAAGAAAAACGGGCGTAAATTTGGCGAAATAATCGAAGTTAATACGGAAAATATTTTAGTTAAAATGATCAGTAAAAACGAAAAAACGAACGGCGAAATAATGGAGTTTAAAATTTTACCTCCTGACAAATGAAAACAATACTAATTGAGGTTAAAATTGATAATTTAAACGGCTTAAAACATCTATTAAAAAAGATGGAAGAAAGCGCGTTAAAAGGAATTGAAATTGGGCGGGGTTCGTTTGGCGATGCAAGTTTTGTTTATAAAATGAGTTACGATAAGCGCAGAAATTATACAGAAAAAAATATTGATGGAATTAATCAAAAAATTTACAGGTCAAAAATGAATAAAATTAAAAAAAAATAGTATATTTGCAATTGTACTCCTCTAACATTATAAGTACAAAAGGAATTATTACCCTTGTTAATGAAGTTGAGGTTAGAGGCAACAGATTTAATAAGGGTTTTTTTTTACTTAAAAATTAATAAAATGGCAAAAGAAAAAAAGAGTTTTTTATTGTATGTTGATCTAATCCACACAATAGAAAAGTTAAACGACGAACAAACCGGGCGTTTATTTAAACATATTTTAAGGTATGTAAACGATCAAGATCCTGAAGCACAAGACCAATTTACGGAGGTTGTATTTGAGCCTATAAAGCAAAGTTTAAAAAGGGATTTAGTGAAATACGAGGGGATAAGAGAACGAAATAAAGAGAACGCAAATAAGCGATGGAATGCAAAAGATTGCGACCGCATGCCACCGCATGCCACCGCAGCCAATCGCATACCAAAACGTGCCAAAAATGCCGTTAGTGATAGTGATAAAGATAAAGATAAAGATATAGATATATATAGGGCGTTCGCCCATTTAAAATTAACGGTTCAGGATTTCGATAAATTGCGCGTGGATTATTCAGTTATTCAGATAGACAACGTTTTGGATAATATCGAAAATTTCAAATCAAATAAAAATTATAGTAGTTTATTTTTAACGGCTAAAAATTGGCTAAAAAGAGACGTACAAAAAAACGAAGTTGAAACGAGCGACGACCGATTTTATAAAAACGTAATGGCGCAAATCGCAAAAGACGAACAAAATTTAAAAAATCAAAAAAATGTTAATTAAAAGCGGGTCCGGATTAAATTATTTATTAGACTATAAAAACGGAAAAATAAAGCAAGGTTTAGAAATTGGCTGCCCGTTAGATGATCACTTACGATTTAAGCCTAAGCAGCTAAATATAATTTTGGGACACGACAACGTCGGAAAATCTTATTGGATAACGTGGTATTTTTTAACGTTGAGTTTAACCAACAATTTAAAATTTATTCTTTGGAGCGGTGAAAATCAGCACGGGCAAATTTTACGCGACATGATCCAAATGTATTCAGGAAGACCATTTAAGGAATTAACGGAATCCGAAATTTTAACTTATTCAACTTATTTAGAACAGTCGTTTACGTTTATAGATAATTCAAAACTTTATAAGCCTACGGAATTATTAGAAATTTTCAGAAACTCAGACGCGGACGCCTGCTTAATTGATCCATTTACGGGACTTGATCGCGAGATGAATTACGAGGGCAATTACAGGTTTTTAAATATGGCGCGCCAATTTGTAAACGATACAGGGAAAACAATTTACATTAATACGCACCCGACGAGCGAAAGCGGACGAAGTGGAAACCTTTACCCCGAAAATCACGAGTGGAAAGGACACTTGAAACCTCCATTAAAAGACCACGTCGAGGGCGGTAAAGCGTTTCTAAACCGTTGCGACGATATGTTTGTTATCCACAGACTAATAAAACATTCAACTATGAAATTTTTAACAATGGTAAGCGTTGAAAAAATAAAAGATACGGACACCGGTGGAAAACATACGGAATTAGATTTTCCTGTACTTTGCAATTATAATTACGGCGTAGGCTTTGAAGTCGAAAGCGTGGATCCTTTAAAAAATTACAGACCAAAACAAAGTAGTTTATTCAAAGTCCAAAAAAAATTAGATATTTGGGACGAAATCACAAACAATATAAAATAATATAAACCAATAAAAACTAAAAAAAATGGAATTACAAATTTTAAGCGCGAACGCTATTTTACGCAAAACTTTATTAAAGCTAAAAATTAGCCGTGAGGAAATCGAGCAAAAAAACGAACACCGTACCGACTTAATAAATTCAATGCAGGAAACCGAAAACGAATTAAGCGAGGTTTTAACTACTTTATTAATTTTGGAAAAACAGGCGCGCGAATTTTCTCAATCAGCGTACCGTTTGGAGCGGTTAAATTTGGATTTAAAATTTAAAATTAAGGATTTAGAAAACGAAATTGAAGCTAATAATTTTTAAGATGAAAAAATGTAAAAATTGCAAGGCGGGATTTGAGCCAATAAAATTCAATCAAAAATTTTGTTTGGAGCCGGAATGTATAAAAGTATGGATTGAAGCCACTAAATTAAAAGAGTGGAAAAAACGAAAAACAGAAATAAAGGAAAAATTGCAAACGGTTCAGGAGTTGACAAAATTAGCGCAGACTTATTTTAATTCGTTTATTAGAAACCGCGACAGGAAAAAAGGTTGTATATCATGCGGTTCAAATTTGGGGCAAAAATTCGATGCCGGACATTATTACAGTTCAGGCGGACATAAAGCGGTAACGTTTAACGAGGACAACGTACACGGGCAATGCGTGTATTGTAATCAATATTTACACGGCAATTTATTAAATTATCAAATCGGAATCCAAAAACGTATCGGAGTTGATCGTTTAATTAATCTACAGGGAAAAGCACACGATGAAATAAAATTTTCAAGGGACGAATTAAAAGAAATCATAAGCGTTTACAAGGAAAAATTAAGGTTTTCAGAATCCGAAACAAATAAAAATTAAAAAAAAATAAAAATAAATTGTTTTTATAGTTATTATATTAAAATAAAGTATTAAATTTGTCATAACAAAAAACAAAAATAACCTCTAAAACTAAAAAAAATGACAGAAACAGGAACACAGATTAAATTTGGGAATGGAAAAATTTTTAATATTTACTCAAAAATGACAAAGACAGGAATTAGATATTATTGGTTTTCAAGAGATCAAAACCGATATTTTCCAATATCAAAAAATGATATTAACGACTTTATTTTTTAACTAACTAAACCAAAAAAAATGGAAACTATAACACAAAAAAGATTAGAATTAAAGAGAGTATCTAAACAGATTAATACAATTTGTAAAAAACCGTTATATCAATGGAGTTATGCAAACGATGAGACGCGCGCGTTTTATTTGGCTAGATTAAAAACTTTGGAGTTTCAAAAAATTGATCTATTAGACGAAATCATTAAAATGCAAAATAATTAAAAAAAAATAAAAAAAAACCTTGCTATATTAAATTTAATTAATATATTTGTAAAACAATTAACCAATTAAAACTAAAAACTATGATCAAGACAGGAACTATTTTAACAGCAACTTCAGTAGGCGACAGCAATTGTAAATGGACCGCAACCGTTATGCAGCGAAAAGGAAATTTTGTAATCGCTTTAATACAGGGGGAAATTGTACGTAAAAAAATAAACGTTTGGAACGGCGAGGAATACGTTTATTTATTAGGTAAGTATTCAATGGCGCCAATTTTTACGATAGCAAAATAAAAAAATGAGGGGCGCGACTCAGTAACGCGCTTATTATTAACCAATAAAAAAAAACCAATGAAACACTTATTTAAAAGTTTAGCGGAATTTCAACAGGAGGTTCCGACAATTCACAAAGCGACGCAGGGGTACGGATATACTTACGCGGATTTACCAAAGATTTTAGAGGTAATTAACCCACTATTAAAAAAGCACGGTTTAGGATTTACGCAACTGATCAACGGGACGGAATTAATAACAATCGTTTTTCACGTTGAAAGCGGGGAAACAATCGAAAGCAAAACACAAATTCCGCAAAATGTAGCGTTAAAAGGCATGAATGACTTTCAGGTTTTGGGGTCCGCAATTTCCTACTTGCGTCGTTACTGTATTAGTTCGATTTTGGGAATAGTTAGCGACAAAGATACGGACGCCGGGGGCGAACAAATCAAAGTTGAGGCAAAGAAACCCGCTATTAACGAAAGCAGATTTAAAAAAGCGTTGCAATCAATCGCAGACGGGAATTATAGCGTTGACGAGTTAACGAGTACTTTTGGACTAACCGACGAACAATTAAAAACCCTTGCGATATGAAAATTAGATGCAGCGCAATTGGCAAAATAATGACCTCCCCAAAATCAAAAGGGGAGGCGTTAAGTCAAACGACTAAAAGTTATTTACAGGAATTAGCGATTAGTGAGGTTTACGGAATACGAAAGGAATTTTCGAGCCGTTACACCGATAAAGGCAACGAGGTTGAAGAATTATCTATTTCACTTTGTAACGACGTTTTAGAAACAGGATTTTTATATAAAAACGAGGAACATTTTACAAACGATTGGATAACAGGAACACCGGACGTAAACACGAACGAAATTTTATTAGACGTTAAAAGCAGTTGGGACGCGTTTACGTTTTTTGAAAAAGTATTGGATGATGATTTAAAAAACAAAGATTATTTTTATCAATTACAAGGCTATATGTGGTTAACGGGAAAAACCGAAGCGCTTTTATGCTATTGCTTAATAGATACACCTTTGCAAATTGTAGAGGATGAAATTAGGCGCGAACATTGGAAACAAAGTTTAATTGAGGAAAGTTTGGATTTAAGAGCGTTTGTGCAATCAAAACATACATTTGCACATATACCGAAAGAAAAGCGCTTAAAAACGTTTAAAATAGCAAAAGACGACGTTGTAATAGAGGCTATTAAAACACGAATCGAAGAATGTCGAGAATATTACGACAAATTAATAAAACAGTTATGAATATAATTCTAATAATTTTAATGATTCCGGCAATAGTTGTTGGATGGCTCGCGTTCGGCTTTTGGGCGCATGATTATTTAACTAATAAAAACAGAAAAAAATGAAAGTAACGGGAAAAATCCATTTTGTTGGAGCGCTTAGAGTAGTAAGCGAAAAATTTAAAAGTAAGGACGTAGTAATATTAACAGCGGATAAATACCCGCAGTTTATAACAGTGCAATTTACACAGGACAAAACGGAATTAATAACGGAAAACAACATAGGCGAACAGGTCGAAATAAGTATTAATTTACGCGGTCGCGAATGGAAAAGCCCAACAGGCGAAATAAAGTATTTTAACACAATTGAAGGATGGCAAATTAACGCCGTTGAAGGTGCTGTTACTTTAAAAGAGGTTCCGTTAATGGTAGATGACAGCGATAACGATTTACCGTTTTAATATGAAAGCGCAGGATCTAGAAAACATAAACGTTGAAACAAGAAAATTAATTTTGGCGTTTATGGAAAAAAAAGGAATTAGTTTAAATATGTTTGCAGTTCGCTCAGGCGTTCACCAAAACCAATTGTGGCTGTATTTATATACAAATACAGAAAAAGGATTACACTCAAAAACGTTGGAAAAAATAGGTAAATTTTTAAACGAAAATAAATGATCTTTGAAACTGAAACCGATCTACTCAACGAACTTGAAATAATTAAAAAAATAGCAGGAAAAAACGAATTTAAAAAATTAGATAAATTCGGACTAGATTTTGAAATTACAGGAAAGGCGTTTATTGAAATTAAAAAATATAATACAGATTTTGAAAAATACCCGACTAAAATTGTTAGTTGTATTAAATTAGTTAAAATGCAGGAAGCGAGTAAATTTTTACCCACGTATTTATTTATTCAGTACCTTGACAAATTAGTTTACATAAAAACGGACGACATAACCGGCGAATTAAAAAAAGGCGGTCGCGTTGAGCGTGAAGGATCCACTAACGACAAAGA